GTCATTCGTATTCCCAGAAGAAGTATTACCAAGAGGTAATGCTCTCTGATATATAAGGGGTCAATTGACCCCTTTTTTTATGCTCACAATTTATAATCATGTTGTAGCATTTTGGTCTGTTGTTATTATGAATTGCATTCAACCTGCTAACTGGCAGTATTGTGCTCCTGTTCATGAGTGGTTATTACCTGACTTAATACAGGGTGTGCAAGTATACTTTGACAAAGACCATGATATGTTGTATAAATCAGAAAGGGATTACCTTAAATCAATCAAATGAAAATTTTCCTGGACACAGCAGACACAGATACTATTAGAAAATATTTTGATACTGGACTTATTGATGGTGTAACTACTAATCCTTCCTTGATTATGAAAGCAGGAAGACTTCCTGATGATGTCTACCAAGAAATCAAAGACATTGGTGTGCCTGACATCAGTATGGAAGTCATGGGTGATGCCAATGAGATGTATAATGAAGGTATCAGACTTGTTGATAAGTTTGGCAGTGTTGCCACAATCAAAGTTCCTTGCACAAGGGAAGGTCTGAAGACTTGTAAGGCACTTACAGAAGAGAAGATTAGGACCAATGTCACATTGATCTTCTGTGCCTCTCAGGCAGTCCTGGCTGCTAAGGCAGGGGCAACCTATGTCAGTCCCTTTGTAGGTAGGTTGGATGACCAGTCAGTGGCAGGTCTGGAAGTTGTCAGAAGCATCTCTGAACTGTATCGTATCCATGGCATGAAGACTCAGGTTCTCTCTGCTTCTATCAGAAGCGTGCAACGTGCCATCAGGTCATGGTATAATGGTGCTGAGATCTGCACTATGCCACCCAAGGTCTTTGATCAAATGTATGACCATATCCTGACTGATAAAGGTATGGAAATCTTTGAGAAGGATTGGGATGATGTGATCAGATCAAACTTTGTCCCTGTTAGTAACATCCTATGAACAGAATTGTAAACAGCAAAGTCAATGATATCATTGAGACCCTTGGTTGGGATGATGCTGATGACATTGAAGTGGTGATTGGTGGTACTGCTGTGTCAGGCATTCACCAAGGTGAGGACTACAATAAGAAGTGGGCAACACCCTTTGGTGTGCGTAAGTACAATAAGGATGCCTTCATTGTTATTCAGAACAGAAATCGTAGAGACCTTACCAAATCACAACCAATGGAAGAATTCAAACCACACCATGGATCATGTAGTAATCAGTAAAAGAAAAGAGGTTTGGTTTAAAGGAGACTACCCCACCTGTATGGGGTATTCTATTTTTGTAGACAAGAAATACCCAGGATATAAAGTTTGTATTTGTACCTGGGATAATTTTTATAAATTAAAAGAAGATCCAACTATTAGGGAGTCATGGAAATGAAACAATACAAGGTATACTCAAAGATTGGTTGCCCCTATTGTACAAAAGTAATCAGTGTATTGGAGCTTGCAGAAGTTCAATTTGTGGAGTATAAACTAGGCAGGGACTATACCAAGGCAGAGTTTTACCATGAGTTTGGACCTAATTCCACATTCCCAAGAGTCAAACTTGGTGATGAATTGCTTGGTGGATGTACTGAAACAGTTAAATATCTGAAAGAAAATAACTACGTGTAATGGACGAGTGGACTCACACCGAAATGTACGACATTGTTGAACACACTATTGACTATGCATTCAAAGGAAAGTTCATGCTTAACATGTATGAATACCTTAAAAGTATCAAGGCAACCAAGAGAGATGTAGAGGAGTTTATCAATTCACCTACTGCACTTGAAATTAATGGTTTAATTCTTGACCTTGAAGATTACATTGAAGGGGGTAATGATTCAATCCATAAACAACTGAGAGAAGCTTATGGGCATCTTGGAAAACCAGAGGCACGTAAGATAAGAAATTATTTGTATGACCTATTACAGGATGCTTGGAAGTATGAGCAAGAAAAAAAACCAGGGAGAAAGAGGAAAAGACCCTCTAAATAAAACTACATGTGACCAAACCCACATAAATCGTGGTGTTGAGTTGCTACTAAGAAAGAGGAGGAAGAAGACAGTTCCAAAGACTTTTCAAGTTAGATTTGGAAAATTGCTCTCCCTCTTCAACAGAGAGGTAGAGTTATACTTCAATTTCTACTTGGACTTTAGAAAAAAGAATCCAGGAGAGTAGTAAAATGTTAGCAGTAACCCTCACCCTTTCATCAATCATTTCATTATTGTTTCTTATTGTAGGTGGTGTAGTAGGATATCTTGTCAAAGAATATGTCTTTGAAAGAAATGCCAATTACATTCCTACCCATCCAGAAATGTTTGATGAGAATGGACAATTTATAGCAGATGATATTCTTGCTGTAAGATTTGAAAACCCTGAAGACTTTTCTGAGTCAGAATAAATATTCACACTGATTTGATTTAACCATGGCAACAACTGTAAAACTTCCTGCTAATCCATTCCTGCATGAGATTCTTGCTCTTGCTAGCAAGCAAAGAACTATTCAGAAAAAAGTTGATGTTCTTAAACAATATGAATGTGATGCTTTGAAGTCTGTATTGATTTGGAACTTTGATGAGACAGCAATTAGTGTCATGCCTGAGGGCGAAGTTCCCTACAAAAAGAATGAAGCACCCTTGGGCACAGACCACACTTCTCTTAGGAAAGAATGGAAGAACCTCTATCACTTTGTAAAAGGAGGTAATGATTCTCTCTCTAATATTCGTAGAGAGAGTATGTTTATTCAATTATTAGAAGGACTTCATCCTGAGGAGGCAGACATTATCTGTCTTGTAAAGGATGGTAACCTTGAAACCAAATACAAACTTAAAAAAGAAATTGTACAGAAAGCCTATCCAGACATTAAGTGGGGTGACAGAGTTTGACAAAGATTAGAGTTGTTTATGAAGCATGTGATCCTGAAAAGGCAGAGGATAGGTCTCTGCCTTACACATCATATCTTGTTGAGTATCTAAAAGATGGTGCCAAAACATATGATGTGTGTGTAGTTAACAAAGTAGTAGATCTATTTGATCATTACTATGATAAGTATAAAAAAGACTTTATTAGATTTGATCAAACAGAGGGGAGACAGAACCCCAAAATGTGGAATCCTCCTAAGGAAAAGAAATGAACGCAGATGAAGAACTGGAGAAACAAATTAACTCCATCATTAGAGATGAGATTCAAGAAGTCATCAATGAGTATGTTGATTCTCAAGAGGAGTCAGCAAAATCAGGATTAGGTTTTGCTGCATCTGAAGAGAAACTCAAAGTTAATATCTCAAAAGGAGAGGTTGAAAAACTCATCAAGCAATACAAAAAATTAAAGAAACAAGAGAAGTCTAATCTTAATCAAGTTAGAAAACTTGGTCTAGTAGACGAACATGGCAATCCTTTAAAATAAATATAGAAAAGGACACGAAAATATATGCTTTCTACTAAGTATCGACTCAGACTTGAGTTTATTTGCTCACGGATAATTAATGGTGAAGAAGTTAAATTAGAGGATATGATTTGGGCTAACAAGTTAGCAAAAGCAAATAGATCTGCTGCTGAGATGCTTAGGAAAGCAAGAAGGACTGCAAGGAATCCAGACATGCAAGAGGGTGGACTGGACGATTTTATGAATCAGATGGACCTGGGGGACCCTGATCCATCTAATCATAGAACAGGGTTCCAAAGTCCGGATGAAATTGTTGAATGGTTTCATCAAGATAAAACAGACGATTGGAGGCAAAGAGACTAATGTTAGCCATAATCTATTCAGATGGCAGTCAAGAGAGTGAGAGAGTAGTAAGTCTAGTTACTTCTCTTCACGCTGACATCAGTGTTTATAGGTTAAATCAACACTTCACTGAGAGAGCATTCAAAGCAGAGTTTGGTGAAGATGCAACATACCCACAGGTTGCAATTGGGTCAAAGCACATAGGAAATCTCAAAGAAACTCTACAACACTTAAATGAAAATGGCTTGCTTAATGCATCAGCTTGACTATATAATATATGAGGTCTATACTAGACCTGTCGTTCATCCCTTAGGGGACGCAAGTAAGTCGCGGAACGGAGCGTTCATCCCATGTTAGATGTTCTTTTGTATGCTAATTTATCTTGCATTGATGCCAATGCTTTGATGGATAAAATTCGTAAAGATACTCAACTAAGTGATGCCCTTAGGACAGAACTTATTGAAGTAGTGAGGGATGCATCAGAAGATTGTATATGGGACGCAAACGACTAAAGGAACGGACCTAAAAATCCAACTACTTTAGGAGTACCTACAATGAATACACTTCAACTCATCAAGAATAAAATTGATGCTGCATCTGCTCTGCACAATGCACAAATTCATGTCACCAAATATCGTGGTGTTGAATGCAAAGTGCATAGAGTAGATAGTGAGAAGCATGGAACCTTCTGTTACAGAGGGCAATCCTATGTCAAGTGATTGACTTACAACTAAATCATTGTTATGATGGGAGGGAAACCTCCCATTTTTTTATGGAAAAGGATAAACTAAAAAAGATTATCTCTAAACTTAAACTCATTGTAGATGAGTTGGAATCAGAAGTTTATTCTGATCCACAGGCATATAAATATGATACTCAATATGATGTGCCCCTTGCAGACTATGATGAGGTGTTCAATGATGATGATGGTTACCCAGACTAAACATGTACGAAGAATTAGACACATTTGAAAGAGCACTTCAACATTTTGGAACAAGAGTTGAGGTCTATACCTGTATGGAAATGGGTGGTAAGATTACAGCAGAGGAGGCTTACCAACTCATCAAAGCAGAAATCAAAGAACTCAAAAAAGTTAGAAAAGCAGAAAAGAAATGACAGCAACACTTATTTCAGTAACTCCTGATGCAGAGAAGCATATAGCCTACTGTGCCAGAGTGAGCAACCCCTCTAACCAGGGCAATGATTCCTTTGAGGGTCTTATCAAGTATTGCATCAAGCACAAGCATTGGAGCATCTTTGAGCAGGCATTCCTGACCATTGAGTTGGAAACTACAAGGGCAATAGCAGCGCAAGTGCTGCGTCATAGGAGCTTCACATATCAAGAATTTTCACAAAGGTATGCTGACTCATCTTTGCTCATGGAAAAGATCCCTCTTCCAGAGTTGAGACGTCAGGACACTAAGAATCGTCAGAATAGTACAGATGATTTAGATCCATTTGATAAACAGAATCTGGAACTTCAAATGCAGACTCTGTTTGATTCCTCTATGGCACTGTATCAACAGATGCTTAAAAGAGGTGTGGCAAAGGAGTGTGCTCGTAATGTGCTTCCTATGTGTGTTCCAACCAGAATGTACATGAGTGGCTCAGTGCGATCATGGATCCATTATATTGAATTGAGGTCTGCTAATGGTACACAGAAAGAACACATGGATCTTGCAAATGAATGTAAGGCAATCTTTACAGAGCAGTTTCCTATCATTGCACAGGCACTTGACTGGTCTTAATAAATAAACACACAACAGAGGAAACTTATGGCAACATACCCTGTTCTTAATAAAGAAACTGGTGAAAAGAAGGATGTAAAAATGAGCATCCATGATTGGGATCAG